GGAGAATATACAATTTATAATTCAGAATTATACAAAGCAAAAACAAATCTTGTTGCTGGTGCATGGAATTCAAGTTACTGGGAAAAACAAAGTACAGGTACAGATTATTTAGGATATATTCCTAATGATTCAGGAATAACATTAGAAGGAGATTCAACTCTCAATCAAAGTAATTTAGTAATGTTCGGTGATCAATTTGATGTTAATTCTACAGGAACAATTCTTGTAACTAATTTATTATACAGCACTGATGCACAAAAAGTTGCTGTATACAGATTACAAGAAGGATATTATTCATATTCACAAACAATTACATCACCTGAGGATTCATCTCCTAATATTAATTTTGCAAATAGTGTAGCTATTTCAGAAGATGGAAGTATGCTGTCTATTGGAAGTCCTTTAAAAGATTTTGCTAATGCTGTTGACGCCGGAGTAGTTTATACATATTTACAATCAAGTGGTGTTTACACATTAAATCAAAGTTTAAGAAGTCCTGATAGTGAAAATTCAGAAAATTTTGGTTACCAATTAGGATTTGATGGAAATACATTGGCAGTTACAAGTCTTAAAGGAGACATAACAATTACTACAGCATTTGATACAACAACTACAATATTTGATACTGGAGCAACTACATTTTATAAAGTAATGTCTGATAGTGGTGCAGTACATTTATTTGAAAGATCAGGAAATACTTTATTATATGCTGAAAAATTTGTGTACACTAATGATGGTGCTGTAGAATTCGGACGTAATACATTAATAAATGATAATCATGTTTATATAGGTTTACCTACACTTACATTATCTGATAATAATAAAGGAACAGTAGTTGACTTTAGAAAAACTAAAGGCAAATCTAGTTGGATGCAAACAGTAGAAGGTGCTGACCACGTTGAAATTGATAAAATTAAAAGCGTATTCATTTATAATAAGGAAACAAATTCTGTTATTTCTAATTTAGATTATATAGATCCTGTATTAGGAAAAATAGCAGGCACAGCCGAACAAGAATTATATTATAAAACACATTATGATCCAGCAATTTATAATGTAGGAACTTCAGCTGTAACAATAGATACAAACAATCATTGGGCAGAAGGAGAAGTAGGAAGACTTTGGTGGGATTTAAGTACAGTAAGATATTATTATCCTTATCAAGGTAATATTATATTCAATAATAATCATTGGAATAAACAGTTTATTGGTTCATCTGTAGATGTATATGAATGGGTAGAGTCAATTTATAAACCTAGTGTCTGGACAGAAATTGCATCTACTAATGAAGGAGACTCTTTAGGAATAAGTGGAACACCTAAGTATGATGATACTGTATATGTTACTAGAAATACTTACGACAAAATTGCTCAGACTACAAAACCTAAATATTATTATTGGGTTAAAAATAAACAAAATACACCAGATGTAGAATTTAGAAGTCTAAGTGCGTTAGCAGTTTCTAAACTTATAGATGATCCTAAAGGACAAGGTTACAAATATATTACATTTTTTGATTCAAATAAATTTGCGTTAGTTAATTGTGAATCATTATTATCTAATACAGATTCTATTCTTAATGTTCGTTATTGGACAATAGATAATAAAGAACTTAATATTCATAATGAATATCAAATTATGACCGAAGGATTATCAACTAGTAAACCTTCTACAGAAATAGAAAAAGTTTGGTATAATAGTTTAATAGGATATGATAAACAAGGAAATACTGTACCAGATCCGGGTTTAAGTGATAAACTTAAATATGGAACTTTATATAAACCTAGACAAAGTTGGTTTAAAAATCATCAAGAAGCATTAAAAGAATTAATAGAAAGAACTAATTCTGTATTGAAACTTAATTTGATTGTGGATGATATAGATTTAACTGATTTATCAAAAGCAGATGTACAACCTACAGCAAATACTAAACTTTTTGACAAAACTGCAGATGTTGTAGGAGATTTAGCTTTTATAGGAACAAGTACAGTTAAAAAAGCAGAGTTATTACCAACAATTGTAAATGGTAAAATTACTGGTGTAACTATTCTAAGTAAAGGTAAAGGTTATGTAACTGTACCTACATTAGAAATTTCAGGAAATAGTGGAAGTGGTGCTGTAATAGAATTAACAATAGATGCTCTAGGACAAGTTGATACTGCAACTGTAAAAATTAACGGTGAAGGATATACATCTAATACAAAAATTATTGTTAGACAATATAGTGTACTTGTAAAAAGTGATACAGAACTAGGCGGTAAGTGGGCAATATATGGTTATGATTCAAATTTAAGTTCTTGGAATAGAACATCTTCTCAAAAATACAATGTTGATCTTTATTGGTCATACATTGATTGGTATGATACAGGATATAATCAATTTACAGCAATAGATTATACTGTTAGTGAATCATATTTGTTAGAATCATTAGATGATTCAATTGGAGATATTGTAAAAATTGAAAATATAGGTACAGGTGGTTGGCTATTATTAGAAAAAATAGATAACAAACCTAATGTAGATTATACTGTAAATTATAAAACTATTGGTAGACAAAATGGAACAATTACATTTAAAAATACTTTATATCAATTTGGTTCAAATACTGTAGGTTATGCATCAACTAGTTATGATACTGTATTATATGATCGTCAACCTGTTCAAGAAACAAGAATAATATTAGAAACTTTAAGAGATAAAATTTTTATAAATGATTTAGAAATATATTATAATGATCTTTTCTTTGCTAGTTTAAGATACGCATTAAGCGAAAATAAATTAACAGATTGGGCATTTAAAACAAGTTTTATCAAAGTAAAACATAATGCAGGTGATCTTAAACAAAAAGCAACTTATCAAAATGACAATCTTTCCGACTTTGAAGAATATATTAAAGAGGTTAAACCATACAAAACTAATATTAGAGAATATGTAAGTTCTTACGAAAAAGTAATACCATCAAGTTCAGTTATAACTGATTTTGATTTACCGGCTAGATATGATGACGAAAATCAAATAACACCTAGTTCAGCAAAACTTGTAGGGACTGCTTTAACTGGAACAGATACAATTACAAGTTATCCTGATAAACATTGGTTAGAAAATGTAGGATTTAAGATTATATCATTTAATATAGGAGATAAAGGTAGTGGTTATATTACTCCACCAATAGTTTCAATAACAGGTGGCGGTGGTTCTGGTGCTACAGCTCAAGCATATATTAGTGGAGGCAAAGTAACTTCAGTTATAATTCTTAAAGAAGGATTAGGTTATTTAACAGCACCTACAGTAACTTTACAAGGAGGAATTAAAGATGCAACTACAGGAACAGTTGCTAAAGTTAGTGCTGTATTAGGTAAGTCTTTAGTTAAAGCAACTCATCTTACTGTTAAATTTGACAGAACATCTGGAACATATTTAATAACATCATTAGCAAGAACAGAAACGTTTGCAGGAAATAATTCTGTGTTAGATTATTATTTAAAATGGCCGTTAGATTTAAGAAGAAATACAATCAAAGTAACTGTTAATAATATTGAAAATTTATCAAGCGAATACACTTATACTAATAAATTAGATACAACTAAAGATTATAACAGATATATAGGACACATTAAATTTACTTTACCGCCTGCTAATCTTCATGCTATTAAAATAGAGTACATGATAGACGCATCTAAATTACAAGCACAAGATAGAATTAATCTTTTCTATACACCTACATCAGGAATGCCGGGTAAAGAATTAGCTCAGATATTAGATGGAATAGATTATGGTGGAGTTGAAGTAAGAAGTTTAGGATTTGATACTGCATCTGGTTGGGATACAGATTCATATATGGCAGGTTCGTGGGATACCTATGATGCAACTTTTGAAGATGAAATTTTAAAAATGGATGGAAGTACTAATTCTCTTACATTAAGTAAAGCACTAGAAGATGGAACAGTTTATAACATTTATAAAAATGCAATAAGAATAGATGATCCTAACTATGGAACAGGAAATACTGTAACAAATAAAAATGCAATGATGCAAAGTGTTACAGGTGATGGGTCAACAATGACTATTACATTTGATACTGTACCAACAGTAGCTGGTGATGTAATTGTAGTTAGAAAATCTACTAGTGATGGTAGTTTCTTACCAGATCCAGAAGCTTATGATACTTTATTGGCAGGTGGTGATTTAGCTTATTCATCTGCAACAGGATTAAAAGCAGAAGATATTATAGTAGAAGGAGATGATTTTGTATCTCATACAACTTCAAAAGGTCCAGAAGAATTTGTACCAGGACAAGTACTTGATACTTTAGACATTCAAGTATACGACAAAGGTGGAGAATCAGGAAGTAGAATTAATAGTTACAATCATACAGGAGATGGTGCAACTACAGATTATCCATTTAACGAATATCCACAAAGTTCGGATGCCGTATTTGTTTCGGTGAATAATATTTTACAAGAATCTAATACTTACGTTGTAGATTATCCTAATAAATTATTAAAATTTAATAATGCTCCTGCATTAAATTCTAAAGTTAATTTTGTAACTATGAGTAATAATGGAGAAAAAGTTCTTGACTTTGATACATTTACAGGAGATGGTAGCACTTTAGATTATGTAACAAGAGCAACATGGATTGATAATAGCATAAACACGTTTGTTAGAGTAAATGGTCAATCAGTTTCTTACACTATTTTAAAATCAGACAGCTCTTATGCTGTACTAGATAAAGTTGTTGTAAGATTTGCATCTGCTCCTCCGGCAGATTCAGTTGTTAATATAGTTGTATATGCAAGTGCTAGTCAAACATTTAGTGAAGTTACTGAAGATAATTTTACAGGTGATGGAAGTACTAATTATTTCCAATTAAGTCAAACACCATTTAACCAGAAACCTTTATCATTTAATACAGTTGTTAGAGTAGGTAATAATATTTTAAATGCTGGATTTACTAAAACATTTACAATAGATAATAATAGAGAATATGAATTTGAAACTTGGCAAGAAATTCCAGGATCTATACTTCCTGCAGATGTAAGAGCATTTTTAAATGGAGTAGAATTAGTACAAGGACAACAATATACTTGGAATTCAGGAACTACTAGTATAACACTTATAACTGGAGTGGGTGTCGCAGGCGACATTCTAAAAGTTTTTGCAATGAGTAATGGTCAATATACATTAAATGAAACAACTGGTGTAATTACATTTAGTAATGTTCCATTAGCTAATGATACAATTTCAGTTTATCAATTTAGTAATCATGACATAGCAAAAATAGAAAGAATTAATTATGACGTTGTTGCAAGATTAACTGTAACTGTAGGTACAGATGATTATTATATGTACAAACAATTAACTAATGGACTTATTAAATTAAGACAATTAGCCGAAGATGCTCAATATGTTTGGGTAACTCTTAATGGAGAACTATTAGCTCCTAGTGTAGATTACAAAGTTACAAATGATCAAATGTATTTGAAAATAAACAGATCATTGGCTACAAATGATGTTATAGATATTGTACACTTTACAGCACCTAAATTTGTATCTAAATTTGGTTACAGACAATTTAAAGATATGATGAATAAAACTCATTACAAACGTTTAGGTAATACTAACAAATATCAATTAGCAACATCTCTTAAATGGACAGATCAAGAATTAGAACTAGAAAATGCAGTTGGTATAACTGAACCTAGTATAGCAGACAATAACCCTGGAGTATTGTTTATTGAGGGAGAAAGACTAGAATATTTTGTTAAAACAGGCAATATACTTTCACAACTTAGACGAGGAACATATGGAACTGGAGTAAAAGATATGCATATTGTAGGTGCAGAAGTCCTAGATCAAGGACAGTTTCAAACTGTACCTTATAAAGATGAATTTTTAACTGAACAATATACAGCAGATGGCAGTACTAATGCAATTACTATTGGATTTACTCCTAAATCTGCTAACGAATTTGAACTATTTGTAGGTGGTAAGAGGATGAGAAAGAATGATATTTCTGTATATGACTCAACACAAGGACAAGATAGTCCCGAAGCTGACGTTACTTCTCCTGCAGAATTTACTGTAGACGGAATAAGCCCAGTTGTAATACTTACAACAACACCTATAGCTGGCACAAAAATAATAACTATAAGAAAACTAGGTAAAAAATGGCAATCTGGCATTAAACCATTAAGTCAATCAGACAATGATATTGCTAGATTCTTGCGACAAAAGGAACTGGCTTTGCCGCAATAAATACACATAACGAACTGGAGCGTAAATGAACAATATTAAAGAAAACAGCGGCGTCTTACTTCAAGGGCATATTAAGATACATGATCCCGATTCGGGCCATGTGTTCATTAATAAAAGAAACGCCATACACTATGAAAATATGAGTCAAGCACTAGCAGATAGTCTTGCTAATGCTGGTCAAGGATTCATAAATTCTATGGTATTTGGTAACGGTGGAACGTCCATCGATCCAACTGGTATTATTACATATCTAACGCCTAATTCAACAGGAACTAATGCTAGTCTATATAATCAAACATTTACTAAAATAGTTGATGATAGATCAGTATCAAATTTAGATCCATTAAGAAATAAACTTGAAACAAGACACGTTAATGGAACAAATTATACAGATGTGTTAGTTACTTGTTTGTTAGATTATGGTGAGCCAAGCGGACAAGATGCAGTAGATAATTCTAGTAATGTAGACGGATTATACGTATTTGACGAATTAGGTTTAGTAAGTTACTCCCCTAGTGGTACTGGAAATCTACTTACTCATGTAGTATTCCATCCTGTCCAAAAAAGTTTAAACAGATTAATTCAAATAGATTATACTGTTAGAGTACAAAGTTTGACAGGATTTAACGAGGGGTAATAAATGTCATATACGGTTAATTTTTCTGATAGCGTAAGCAAAGGCAGTATTACTGTAGAAGATAATACGGTCAATCAAGAAACGAGTATTTCGTTACCAGGAAAATCTACAACTTCTTATGGAACAGTAATAGCTGAAAACTTTTTGCATTTATTAGAAAATTTTGCAAAAAGCTCTGCTCCAGTAAGACCATTAGAAGGTCAATTATGGTTTGATACTACAGTAGGAACTAATCAATTAAAAGTATATGATGGAACTAACTGGGTAGCAAGTGGCGGTTTAAAAAAAGCATTAAATCAGCCAGCGGCTAGTGAAAGTATTACAGGTGACCTTTGGGTAGATACCGACAATCAACAATTATATCTTTTTACAGGAACAGGTTGGATTTTAATAGGTCCAGAATATAGTTCAGGATTATCAACAGGAGCAAAACCTGTAACAATTACAGGTACTGATGATGCTTCACATACAGTTGTACAACTGGAAGTTAATGCTAAACCAATTGCCATCATAGCAACAGATTCATTTACACCTAAATCAACTATTACAGGTTATACAACAATTAACCCAGGATTTAATTTAAGTACAGCAGATATAACAGGTGCAGGTGTAGGAAAATTTTATGGAACAGCCGAGAAGGCAGAAAATCTTATAGTAGGCACAACATCAGTTGCCGCAAGTAATTTTTTAAGAGCAGACACAACTAACATTGCAAATTTTCAACTTAAAGTTAAAAATGATTCAGGAATTGAAGTAGGCTCTAGCGGAACGTTTTCCGTAGGAGTAGAAGGACAAGCAGGAATAGTAGAACATAAAACATCTGGTTCACATATAGATTTTAGAGTTAATAATCAAGGCACAACAACTGCAATAATGAGATTAGACTCTTCTTCTAAAGTAGGAATTAATAATTTAGCTCCTACAGAGGCTTTAGATGTAATAGGTAATATTAAATCAAGTGCTAATGTACTTGCAGATGGTACTACAGATGCAACGTCAATAGGAACAGGTTCTTTAATTGTTAAAGGTGGAGCAGGTGTTGCCAAAAGTCTTTACGTAGGTACTAATCTTAATGTTGTAGGAGGAGTTACAGCAGGTTCTATTGTGCCAACTGCTAATAATACAGATAGTTTAGGAGCAACTAATAATCAATATTTAAATGTATATGCTAACAATTTTGTAGGAAATTTTACAGGTAACGTTAGTGGTACAGTTAGCGGAACTGCAGGTTCGGCTAATAAATTATCTACAGCAACTACTTTTGCAATGACTGGAGATGTTTCAGCAACATCAATTACTTTTGATGGTCAAACAGGTGGAACTACAAAAACTTTTAATACTTCTGTAAGTAATAGCTTTATTGCAGATAAAACTTTAACAACAACACCACAGGCAACAGATGAAATTATACTTAATAGAACTACAGGCACAACAGGTGTTTTTAAAATTACAGCAGATCAATTTTTATCTTCTGTAGCAACACCACCAATTGGATCTATGATGTCTTATGGAGGAGCTAATGCTCCATCTAGTTGGTTATTGTGTGATGGTAGTGAAGTGTCGAGATCAACTTATGCCGCTTTGTATGCCGTAATAGGAACTCAATTTGGAACACCTAGTAATGCTAGTTTGTTTAAAGTTCCAGATTTAAGAGGAAGATTCCCATTAGGTGCAGATAATATGGGAGGAGTAGAAGCTGGACGTGTAACAGATACAACAGCAGATAATTTAGCAGGATATAGTGGTACAGAGATGAAAACACTTGTTTCTACAAACTTACCAGATCACCAACACAATATGAAATCAACTAATAATGATCAATTTTATGGAATAAGAAATATAACAGCAACGCCTTCAGATCCAGCAGTAATTGTATATGATGGACCAACAGGTTCTAATACAGCTCAAGCAATGCCTAATTCAGGTGGAGTAGATGGAACTGTAGGACAAGGATTTAGTGTTATGAATCCATATCTAGTAATTAATTACATAATTTATACAGGAGCCGCGTAAGATGGGGTATAAACTTAATAGAACAGATGGAAGTTTATTAGTAGATTTAATCGATGGTCAAATCGATACTACATCTAGCGACTTAACTTTAATTGGTAGAAATTATACTGGCTTTGGTGAAGTATTAAATGAAAATTTTATCAAAGTATTAGAAAATTTTGCTAATACAACTGCTCCTGCAAATCCTATTAAAGGTCAACTTTGGTATGACTCTTCAGAAAATAAATTAAAAATTTATAATGGAACAGCTTTTGTATCCGGTGGCGGAACAACTGTTGCAACTACACAACCTAATATGGTTGCAGGTGATCTATGGATTGATAGTTCTAAGCAACAAATGTATTTCTTTGATGGAACAGTTCTTAAATTAGTTGGTCCAGATTATTCACTTGCACAAGGTACATCAGGTTGGGAAGTAGTATCAATTTTAGATACACAAAATCAAACAAGAACTGTTATTAAGTTTTCTATTCAAGGTTCACTTGTAGGTGCTTGGGCTAATGTAGACTTTACTCCAGTACCAACTCAACAAATAACAGAACTAATTAATGCAACTACTAATCCTAGTGGTGCAATATACAAAGGCTTTAATGCTGTACAAGATTCTTTTATATATAGAGGCGTAGTTTCTAAAGCACAAAATTTAACTAATGCGGCAGGTACACCAAGAACTGGTGATCAATATTTGTATGCAGATGCTAACGATACAACTACAGGTTCAATAACTGTTCAAAATAATGCAGGAGTTATTGTTGGTTTAAACAATAATACTCAATTAAAATTTGATTCAAACGCATTTACTATAGAAAACGTATTAACTAATCAAGATTTTAATTTAAAAGTACGTAATCCTACAGCAACATCGGCAATTAAAGTTGATGCTACTAATAGCTATGTAGGAATATTTCAAGCAACACCAACTAAAACACTAGACGTAGGTGGTGACGTAAACATTTCAGGAAATCTTACAGTAAGCGGAACACAAACTAATATTTCTGTTACTAATTTACAAGTTAAAGATAAAAATATTGAATTAGCAATAGATGATGCAGGAGTTTTTGGAGATGATACTGCGGCGGATGAAGGAGGTATAATTCTTAAATCCACTGGAGGTGATAAACAATTTATTTGGTCAGATGGCACAGATAGTTGGACGTCAACAGAAAATATAGATTTAGCAGTAGGAAAAACATTTAAAGTTAATACAAATATTGTATTATCAGAAAATACATTAGGATCTCAAGTAGCAAATTCATCTTTAACAAATTTAGGAACGTTAACTGCACTTCAAGTTGATGAAATAATAATAGATGGTTTAACTATTGAAGCAGATAGTAGTAATGCATCAAATAAAATTCAACTTAAAAGTCCACAACCTATTACAATTATGGATAGCCAAAGAATTACAGGACTTGGCACACCATCAGATCCATCCGATGCAGTAACTAAAGCATATGTAGACGGAAGTGTATCTGTTGGAATAGAATTAGATATTTCAGGACAAGGGTCAGGAACTACTTTATGGGATTGGATATGTAAAGTATTAGAAGATTTATATCCTGCAAAAGGATATTCTGCATTGAGTACACCTAATGCTTGGTCCACTTATGCTCAACCAAACGGTGAACCACCATTAAACACAAATGTCACGGCGGCTAACGCAGTTCCAATAGGATCTAAATCTCATGGAGTATTAGCAAGAGTTCGTACAGTTGATTATGGATCAGGTGGAGCAGTATCGGGTATTAATGTAGATGGTGTAAAATTAATAGACTATTCACCAGTTGATCAAACAGTTACAGCCGCACAAAGAACTATTAATGCTGTTCAAACAGGTATTGATGATGTTAGTTTAGGACAAACTACTAAACTTACTATGACTGTCTCTCACTATTATGAGGCAGGTCAGGCAGTTGTAGTTTCAGGAACAACGTTTGGAGCGGGTCCTGTTGCAAATATTGATGGTAATTATACAGTACAGGCGGCAGAATTTACTGCTGAATATCCTAATTTCGTTTCACTAACTATAGATTTAGATGGTAGTGGTACAGGACTAAACTTTGCAGGTGGTAATTATAACGCTAACAGTGGTACAATTCAAAGAACACCTGTTGTGGGTAATGCAAATAAACAAGTTGTAGAGGATATTACATTTACAACTGCTTCAGGAAACATAGGATTTACACCAACAAGGAGTTTATTACAGTTTATAGTTAATGATTCTAGTGGTAATGGTACAGGAGCATGGGAATACGATAGAACACTTACACACTCTACGTAAAAAAGGATAAATATTTAAAATGGCATATTTAGTTAACAAATACGACGGAACTTTACTTACAACTGTAGCAGATGGTACTATAGATCAGACTACAGACATCAGATTTATAGGTAAAAACTACGCTGGATACGGTGAAATTCAAAATGAGAATTTTTTACATATGTTGGAAAACTTCTCAGGAGCAACTTCACCTTCAAAAGCTGTTAGTGGACAACTATGGTTTGATAGTGCAAATAGCAAATTAAAGTTTTATGATGGTACAAAATTTAGAACAACAGGTGGAGCAGAAGTAGATGCCTCAGCTCCTACAGGTTTAACTACTGGAGATTTTTGGTGGGATACTGGAAATGATCAATTATATGCTTGGAACGGAGCAGGATTTGTTTTAGTAGGTCCACAAGGTGTAGGATCAGTTGTTACTCAGTTCAAAAGTAGAACTGTTAAAGATACATTAAACGCAAATCATTTAATTATAGAAGGTGTTGTTAATGACAAAACAATAATTGCTATAAGTCAAACAGAATTTACACTAGGTACTTCAGATCCAAATAATTTAATTACAGGTTTTGATAAAATTAGAAAAGGAATTACTCTTGTAGACACAAAAGACGCTACAAACGGTACTACATCAACAGATCATTATTTCTGGGGTAGTGCATCTAACTCTTTAAGATTAGGTGGAAAACTTGCCAGCGATTATCTAACTACAGGTGCAGGAACAACAACTTTTAGTGGAATTGCATCTTTTGTAGATGCAGGTTTTACAGTCGGTGATAGTAATGATCTTAGAGTATCAATTTTAAATGGTAATGAAGCTACAATTTCAAATGAAGTAGGATCAAAAATAGATTTAAAAGTAAATGTTAGTGGACAAGTTACTACAATTGCAGAAGTAACGACTACAGGTATTAATCCAGGAACTGGAAATAGAAACCTAGGGGATGCCGCTGACAAATGGTATGAAGTTCACGCAACAAGTTTCAAAGGAAATGCCGATTCGGCAACAGGAGTTTACTTTGGTCCTTCAACATATCCGGGTGCAATAACTCAAGTAGCAAATACAACAGCTCTTAGAGATGCCAATGCAGATATTACTGCAAGATATTTTGTAGGTACAGCAACTAATGCCAGTTATGCTGACTTGGCTGAGGTATATGAAACTGATCAAGAGTATGAAATAGGTACAATTGTAAGAGTAGGTGGAGAAAAAGAAGTAACAGCAGACGGAACGACTGAAGGGTCGAGCCCAATAGGGGTTATTTCCGAAAATCCTGCATACTTAATGAATAGTGAAGGCACAGGACAACCTGTTGCTTTTGTTGGTAAAGTACCTGTTAGAGTTTTAGGCGCAGTCCAAAAAGGAAATAAAGTTTATTCTTTCGAAAATGGGGTAGGAATTGGTAAATGGAATTGGGCGGCTGGTAATATGGTAGGAATTGCTTTAGAAACCAATCAAGAGACATCAGAAAAACTAGTCCAGTGCGTTTTAAAAGTGTAAATAATTCAAAGGAATACAAATGGCACTAGTAACAGCTGAAAGATACAATAATTTAAGACAAAGCGTGTTTTCTGTTTTATCAACAGGAACAGGCGATTCTGGTTACGGACAAAGTTTAACTAGTTCTTCTGTATCAACAGGTAATTTAGTCCAAGCACTTCATATTAATAACATTTACGAAGATGTTAGAAAATGTTATAAACATCAAAATGGCGGTGACCCTACAACAGGGCAACTTCAAGAAGTTTCTTCTTCAGATTTAATTACAGATGATGATGCAACAAATTATAAAGGGTGGGATCAATACGAAGCCTTAGCATCAAACATTGCAACAAACAGACTAACAGCTCACGTAAATCAAATAGCAGTAAACAGTTCAGCGTCTTCTAAAACTAGAAGTTCTAGTTGGAATGGAACAATTATACACGTTTTTACTGTTACATTTACTGATGAAAATGCTAGAAGATATTTTTTTAACTCAGGAGGTACAGTAAGAATAACTGGAGTTGTGAACACAGGTAGTACAAAAGATAATGATTGGAATACTATGTTGTCAAGTTGTGGTACTATAGCTTTTGGTGCCAATGGCACAACACAAACTTCTGGTAATCCAATAGGAACGGTAGCAACTGCGTTAGGAAATTATCAAATAACAGCATCGTACCAAGATATATTTTCGGCAATAGATGCTGGAGGTGGATCATATTCTGCAAATGACTTTAAAATTGAAGCCAAATTAGATGGAACTAATAAAATTTGGTTTACAATGACATATTCAGATGAAGCTACTGGTAATATTGATGAAGATGTTAGTAATGCTACTGCAACAATTGATTATGGTTTGGCACAAACTGACGTAATTGGTACTGCACCGGCTTTTGCAATTGACGGAACTAGCACTCTATAATACCAAATTCCAACTTGATTAAATTCACAAATCCTGTTATAATCGCAATAGAAAACGTATGGAAGAAATACAACAAAAAGCCTTGCGACTTGCGGATAGATTAAAAGTCCACAATAACCAAACTAGAATTCTGAAAGAAAAGTTTGTGGATTCTAATATCCATTTCCATGAAGGTCATCAATTTACGGTTAATGTGGCATTAATCAATTATTGTAAGGGGCTATTAGATTTAAACAAAGACAAAGATGTTATTATATTAGATGATTATAAAATTCCTGTTAAAGTAGATAAAATACAGGACTTTTTTGACAATATTTCCGATTTATATCAAAGAAATCTTAATTCTTATTGGCTAGAATACAATAAGTTAAAAAAGTCAAAAGGGGAAATATTAAAAGATGACTAAAGGTATATTACTATTTGCTCATAATAATAATTTAATAGATTATGTATCACAAGCAATCTTTTGTTGTGAACAAATTAAAAAACATTTAAACATACCAGTAAGTTTGGTAACATCGAATACAGTGCCTCCGGACAAAATTTCCTTGTTTGACAAAATTATTTCTATTAAAAATATTAATACACATCAAACTAAATCATTCCTAGACGGTTCTACAAACAAATACAATGCATTATGGCATAACTTTTCAAGACCCGATTGTTATGATTTAACACCGTATGATGAAACTATTGTTATGGATACAGATTATATTGTAGGTAATGATAATCTTTTAAAATGTTTTCAATCAAATGCAGACTTTTTAATTAACAAAGATGCGGAATATATTAACTATCAGCACAGAGATGATTTAACTGATATAGATGTTAGTGATTCTAGTATTCCTATGTACTGGGCTACTGTATTTTATTTTAAAAAGACAGAAAAAATGAAAACTTTCTTTGAATTAATTAAACACATTAAAAACAATTGGTCATTTTACAGGTTCACATATCAAATAATAGGACAAAATTATAGAAATGATCATTCTTTTAGTATTGCTATTCATATGTTTAATGATTTTCAAGAAACTAATTGGCCTATGAACTTACCAAGTAAGCTATATTACATAACAGATAGAGATGATATTGTACATTTTGATGGAAACTGGGAATTAATGTTATCAATTGACACTAAAAAATATTACCCTTGTACCGTTAATGGTATGAGCCTACATATTATGAACAAGTTAGCATTAAATCGTGCAATAATGTATGATCGTTGGATAAAAGAGGATTATGATAAAAAATAAAGGGTATCTTATTTTTGTACAGTCAAATAAAAGTACTGATTACTTTAAACAAGCAGTTGCATTGTCTATGAGTATAAAATTACATAATAAAAATGCAAATGTATGTTTAATGACCAATATTAATGTACCTAATAATTTAAAAAAGTGTTTTAATAGCATTATAGGTATACCAGGTGATGATTATGCAGAAGAAAGCATATGGAAAGTAGAAAATAGATGTAAAATTTATAATGCATCACCGTATGATGAAACAATAGTACTTGATGCTGATATGCTGGTCTTAGAAAACATAGACCATTGGTGGAAATTTTTAGATAACTTTGATTTGTATTTTACATCGCAAGTAAAAACATATAAAAACAAATTTGCAGTATCAGACTTTTATAGAAAAGCATTTACGAAGAATAATTTACCGAATTTGTATTGTGGTATGCATTATTTTAAAAAAACAAAAAATAATTTTAATTTTTTTGCTTTGGTTGAACATATAATAAAAAATTATGAAATATATTATAAAAGATTTACCCCTATGAATACGCAAAGATGGTGTAGTATGGATTTATCTGTAGCAATAGCAAGTCATTTAATTAATAATGCTAATAATATAACTTCTAAAGTAAATTTTTTAACATTTACACATATGAAGCCACATATACAAAATTGGAAACATAAAACTAATGCTTGGATGTCTTATGTAAACTCTTATTTTGATGATGATTGCAATTTAAAAATAGGAAATTATAAACAGAATGGAATATTTCATTATGTAGATCCTGGATTTTTAACAAATGAACTATTTAATAAGTTGGAGAACAAATGCAAAGAACTGATTTAACATTTAGACCTATTATACAAAAACAAAAATGGTATTTTAGTTTTAATAAAGATACCGGGCAAGTTCTTAATTGTAGTGTAACTAAGAAAGGAAACTCTGTAGAAATATCAGAGTCTTTAGGACACGATATTGCTATTGGGTTAAAAAATTTATCTCAATATGTAGTAATTTTACAAGATGGAAAATATATTGTTAAGTCTAAAACAGAAATGGATGGAATAGAGTATGAAATTTCGTCACCTAAAAAAGCAGAAAATAGAAATGTATATAAAATAGACTCTAATAATATAGATGATAAAATTTCATTTAAATTAGATATGAAAAATAAGCAATGGAATATTAAAATTAATGATAATTTAGGACAAGAAATAGAAAATACGTTAGATATGTCAAAAAATATAATTTTAAATTTTTATGTTACTAAAAAAGATGATGCTAATATATTAGATTATGTATTACCTGTAAGTTTAAACAATTTAATTAAACAAAAAACACTTACAATGGAGCATAAAAGTAATAATATTCCTTCTTTATATTGTCGGAAACTTTATGATTATAGTTATGAGGTAGTTAATGGATAGAATTAAAATTCAAGATTGTGATTTAGTATTTTTAAGTTATGACGAACCTAATGCTGAAAGGAATTATGCGGATCTTAAGAAAAAATTTCCTTGGGCTAAACGAGTTCAAGGTGTAACAGGATTAGATGCGGCCCATAAAGCGTGTGCAGATATATCTGAAGTAGAAAGATTTGTTACAATAGATGGTGATACTATTGTAGATAAAGATTTTCTAGATGTTGAAATAGATTTAAAAGCATTAGGCGTAGATAATACATATATGTTTAGCTGGTGTGGTAACATTGATTTAAATGGATTAAAATATGGTAATGGTAGTTTAAAATTGTGGACAAAAGATTTTGTTAAAAATATGAAAACTCATGAAAATCATGATGGCAAAGATAAAAATTCAGTAGAGTTTTGTCATTTCCCTAATTATTATCAGTTTAACGAAAATTATTCTACAAGTTATATTAATGCTAGTCCTTTACAAGCCTGGAGATCAGGTTTTAGAGAAGGAGTAAAAATGAGCATTGATAGAAATGCTAGAGCATCAAAACTAAAAACTTTGTGGTGGCAAAATTATCATAGATTATTAGTGTGGATGTCGGTAGGAGCAGATGTAGAAAACGGTCTATGGTCAATATATGGAGCAAGAATGGGCTGTCATAAAGTTGTTTGTACTGATTGGGATATAAATTTAGTAAGAGATTTTGAATATCTTTTATCTGAATGGCAACCAAACAAAATGGGAAGTGGAGATAGTTTAGAAGCAAAAAGGCCTAAACATTCTAAGTTAAATGAAGTAGAAATAATGGCTGAAATAATAAAATTAGGACACGAAATTAGAAATAGAGAAGAAATAGATTTACCTGTATTACCTTTGTCTACAGAACAAAGTAAGTTTTTTAAATCTGTTTATATGAATAGCCCAAGAATTTTTAAGAAAAGGACCATATAATGTATGATATTGTTTTTATAAGCTATAAAGAAGTTAATGCTGACAAGCACTTTAATGAATTATATAAAAGATTTCCTGTAGTTCAACGGGTAGATGGTGTACAAGGAATTCATAAAGCACATAAAACAGCCGCAAGTAAATGTTTGACAAAAATGTTTTGGGTCGTTGATGGTGATGCTAAAGTATTAGATGATTTTAATTTTGATTTTATGCCTGAAAAAAGAAATGAAAATGTAGTACACGTCTGGAGAAGTAAAAATCCAATTAATAATTTAGAATATGGGTACGGTGGTGTAAAACTTTTACCTCGTAGATTAACATTAGAAATGAAAGAAGATACTACAGATATGACAACTAGTATTAGTAACAGATTTAGAGCAATGGAACAAGTTTCTAATATTAGCGTATTCAATACAAATGCGTTTAATACTTTTAAATCGGCATTTAGAGAGTGTGTAAAATTAAGTAGTAAAGTAATTGATAGAGGTGATGATAAAGAAACAGATAGTAGATTAGATGTTTGGTGTACCGTTGGAAAAGATAAACTGTTTGGGTCATATGCAATTAAAGGAGCGTTAGCAGGAAAAGAATACGGATCTGAAAGTAAAGATTTACCAAGTAAATTAAAATTAATTAATAATTTTACGTGGTTAAAAGAATATTACAAATATAAAATGAAGGATAGTGTTTGTGGATTATCAAAATAATATACCATTTAATGATATAGTCAAATTCGGACAAAAAACTATGTTAGAACAAAATGTGTTCTCTGTTAGTTGGATTCTTGGAAGATTTTGTAATTATGACTGTAGCTATTGTTGGCCTTATGCTAAAAGTAAAGTTTTAGATCATAGACCATTAGAACAATATCAAAGTACTATGAAAGAAATTAAAAAACAAGCAGGTGAAAATGGATTTAGTAAATTTCATTTTAGTTTTAGTGGAGGAGAACCTACAGCATACAAAGGGTTAATAAATTTATTAGAATATTATGCTGAACCTTCTAGTGAATATCTTAGTGTTCATATGACTAGTAATTGTAGTCCGGGTCTTAAATGGTGGAGTCGTTGGTTGGATGCAACTTACCCTTTAGATCGGAGAGGTATTACAGCAAGTTACCATGCAGAATTTTCTAATGAAGAAGACTTTGGAAATAAACTTAAATTTTTGCAAGAACAAGGTGTGTTAATAACAATCAATCAAGTTATGGTGCCCGATAGATGGGATGAATACTTTGATAGATGTAAAAGATTTAAAGATAAAGGATTACACGTTACTCTTAAACCTCAAAGTGATACTACAGCAAGTTATATTGTAGATGGTTATACAGAAGAACAAGTTAATATATTACAAAATGAAATGACCCATGAAGCAAAACAATTAATATTGTTTGATAATTTAGGAAAACAATATGAAATAGACCAAGCAGAAAGACTTAATGCATTTGGATTTAATAAATTTAAAGGTTGGAGTTGTAATGCAGGCTATCAAAGTTGCATAATAAGAGAGCCAGGAGGAGAAATTAAAAGAGGGTACAGTTGTCACGACAAACCGTTAGGAACTATAGAAGGTGGTTTTAAATTATTTGATAAACCACAAGTTTGTATAACACCGACGTGTGTAAGTTCAGCTGATTCGAAAATACCAAAGGAAAAAAATTTAAATGGAACTTTGTAATTATAAATGTATAGTAACAAAAGGTAAAAAGGAAGTAATATGGCATTATAGTTTGCCATATAAAATGATAGAGGAAGAAGTTGATCAACATTATAAAGAAGGTGCTGACGCAGTAGAATTAGAAATGATTACACAAACAGAGTTTGATGATTTATTACCAAAGGAAGAAGATGTATAATTATACAGAAATAAAAGATGTGCATTTAGAAATTACTAGCAAATGTCAAGCTAGATGTCCTATGTGTCCTAGAAGAATAGGTGGAGGTCCTTTAAATCCATTAATACATCTTGTAGAGATTAATTTAGACACATTTAAAAAATGGTTCCCAACAGAATTCTTAATTCAACTAGATAGTTTATTCATGTGTGGTAATTTAGGAGATCCTATAATTGCACAGGATACGTTAGAAATTTATCAGTACATTAGAAGTATTAATCCAAAAATTAGATTAGCTATGCACACAAATGGTAGTGCTAGAGATATAAATTGGTGGGAAGAGTTAGCTAAAGAAAAAGTAAAAATAACTTTTGGCATAGACGGTTTGGCAGATACTCATCATCTGTATCGTGTTTCTACTGACTGGAAAAAAATAATTACAAATGCTAAAGCATTTATTAAAGCAGGTGGTTTTGCAAAATGGCATATGTTGGTTTTTAAACATAATGAACACCAAGTTGAAGAATGCCAAAAAATGAGCAAGGAATTAGGTTTTAAATCTTTTAGTTATAAACATACATCAAGATTTAAAAATGATAAATTTCATGCTATAGACGACTCAGGAAAGACAACGCATATATTGGAGCCAAGTAAAAAAAGTTTTGAAATGATAGCTAAAATGCAAGAAGCAAAAATAACTTCTTGCGTCATAGATTGTAAAGCTAAAAAATATAGTCAAATATATATTTCAGCAGATGGTACTGTTAGTCCTTGTTGTTGGTTAGATTTGCAATGGACATTGCCTACACAAGACTCAAGGGTAGATTATATGGATCAAATAGGAGAATTTACTAATTTGCATAACAAATCTTTAAAAGAAATATTTGATTCGCAATTTTTTAGAAAGATAGAAGATACTTGGACAGATAAACCTTTAATGGAATGTTCAAAACAATGTGGAAAATTTGATAGATTAGGAGAACAATTTGAAACTCAATATTAAAGATGTGATGTACTGGATGGATGCTATCAGAGGCTCTGATGACAAATATAAAACGTTAGAAAGTTTTTGGAAAGGGCAAATATCTAGTAAAGTTTGGTTAATTGAACAACTTAACGATATAATAAAACCTATTAACGCAAATGTTCTTATATGTGGCGGCTGGTATGGTGTAATGGCTACACTATTGTTCAATAGTAATTTTAAAGTGAATAAAATTAGGAGTATAGATATTGATCCAGGGTGTAAACCTATTGCACTTAATATGAATAAACATTATGAAATTAATGGAAAATTTAAAGCAGATACTTGTGATATGATAGATTTTAAAAATTATAATGATTATGATATGATTATTAATACAGTGTGTGAGCATATGTCATGGGATCAATATAATAAATGGTTGGAAAATATTCCTAAAGATAAATTAATAATTTTACAAAGTAATAATTTTAAAGAACATAAAGAACATATTAGTTGTGTAGATAATATTGAAGATTTTAAAAAGAAATGTACATTAACTAATATTTTGTATTCAGGTACATTAGAATTACCTAAATATGAAAGGTATATGGTGATAGGAAAAAAGAATGTCTGAACAATTAACACAAGAAATTATTAATAAATTTATAAATCGTGAACTGGGATGGTTACGATTAGATGTAAGTTTTCCTGAAATAGAAAAAGAATTAGTTAAAGTAGAACCTTATTATGTAGAACACAGAGAAGGAGAAAATCATAAAGGTTGGGAAAGTTGTTGTTTGCATGGTTTAGATGTGAATAAAACGCAAGTAGCAAAAGAATATGGACATGAAGATGAATTAAATGCTCCTTATAAATGGACAACATTAAAAAAATTATGTCCTGAAACTGTAAAATTTTGGGATGAGTTTCCTGCAGAAAAATATTCTAGGATAAGATTTATGAAATTGAGACCGGGAGGAAGTGTGTCTAATCATAATGATCATCCAGGAACAATGATACCTAAAGATTTAATGAATTATCTTATACCAATTAATGTAGCTATACAACATCCATCGGAATGTGTTATGCATTTACAGGATCATGGTACTGTACCGTTTAAAGACGGAAGAGTTTATATGGTTAACATTTTAAAAAATCATCAAGTTAGTAATAATTCTATGATAGATAGAATTCATATGATTGCTCAAATACACGTAGGAAATAAAAGAAAAGAATTTACAGATTTAATAGCAAGGAGTTGGAACAAATATGGCATATAAATTTGAAGCACTTACAAAAGAAAAGTCTAAAATTGCATTTATTTGTTTAGACACAATGTATAAAATTCAAAGGACTTGGACTAAAGAATTAATTAAAAATATTGCAGATTATCAAGTGCAAAATATTACTAGCAATGGATATGATTTGTTAACTGCAATATCAGAAGAAAATGGTCTAAAACAATCTGAAAAAGATTATACTCACGCAGTAATTTATACAGTAGATACAGAATTTGAAGGGGATAAATTTTTTAAATATTTGGAAGAATTAGTTAAAACAGATTTCTTTATAGCAGGACATATACTAGATAGAAAAGAAGGATACTATGAACTTCATGAACAATGTTATGTTATCAATTTAAAAAAATGGGTTGAATATGATTATCCAGATATAGGTGCAGAAGTAGAAAACGAAAAGCACTTAAAAGCAGTACCTATTAGAAGTGAAGAAAATTATCATGATAACCATACACCACTTTGGATTAAACCCGGTAATGAAATGATAGAGTATAAAGATAAATGGCATGGCTGGAATATACTTAATATTGCTTTAGACAATGATGAGAATATAGTAATATTTGATCAGAAAATAAGAGATAGTAAAAAATGTTATTATGCTGAATATGATTCAGACTTTCAAGAAAATAGTCAAAGCATATATCAAAAATATAATTTTGCCGCGAATAGACTTTATTATCCTACTAATACAGAAAAATTACAAGACGTTAATATAAAAGGACCTGTTTCACAATTGATTACTCCTGCTAGTGGATTTAATTGGTTATTATATTTAGACAAGTATGGACATGATGAAAATACAGAAGTTATATTTTATGATTATAATCCTAATGCATTATGGTATATGAAAGAAACAATTAATGAATTTAACGGACACGACTATCATAAGTTCTTAAAAGGACTTATTAAAGATAAAGCACCAGACTGGTTTCAAAGTAAACAAGAAATTATTACTAATTTTAGTAAAGTTGCTAAATTGTGGCATTTAAAAGATGATATAAAAATGCAATTTGTTCAATGCGATTTATTAAATGAATTTAATATAGATATTAATAATGATGAAAATACAATTTTTAATATTAGTAATATTTTTGCTTATGAACCTACAGTAGCTTTTATTACTGTTAAACAAAGATTAGAAAAAGAAAACAAATTATTGCGTATATTAAAAGAAAAAAGTCCTAAAATACAATTAGTTGCTTCAGTTCATGCTTGGGATGGCTTGGCAGATTATAAACGACATACTGGCCCAGTAGAAAAATTTGAAGAAATGGATCTTGAAGATTTAAAGGCTCCACTATGGAGATTTGGAGAGGATTGGAAAAATTTAGATGAAAAATAAAAGTTGTACGTTTTGTATGCACCCTTTTACAGGTCTTGCTACTAGAGAAGATGGCGCAATTAAAGTATGTTGCAGAAGTCTTCCTATTGGTAATATTAAAAACGAAACTTTAGAAGAAGTGTGGAATGGTGAAAATATGCGTGAAGTTAGACGTCAAGTATTAAGCGATGAACGTCCTGACGTATGTAAACCGTGTTTTGACCTAGAAGACCAAGGAGTACAAAGTTTAAGACAAAGACATATTGCAGATAATATGCCAGAATCTAGAGTTAATCTTTACCCTGACGCACTTAAAAGTCTTACTACAGATATGACAATGCCTTTTGAATTACCTACTATTGAAATTAAAATTAATAACTTATGTAATTTAAAATGTCGTATGTGCAATCCGTTAGATAGTACGCAATGGAAAGATTGGAATAGTATTGTAGAACATTATAAAAAAGAAGACAATTATCTTGTTAAAGCAGTAGAAGATTTAGGTCTTACAAAAGCACCATATGTTGGATTATTTGATGATAAAAAAGAATTTTGGGATAGTTTAAGAAAGCTATTACCTTATTTTAAAAGAGTAGAATTTGCTGGAGGAGAACCATTAATGGATCCAATGCATTATAAAATTTTAGATCTTCTTAGTGAGAATGGAAAAAATATAGAAATAAAATATGCAACAAATGGCACAGTTTTAG